CTTTTTAAAGGTTTTATCAATACCATTTAGTGCTTCATTTATAAGACCAGAGGCAAATATTCTATTATATTGTTCCTTGGTTACCTTTAATGTAGGTTTTTTATTAGTAGATTCTTTAATAGTACCTATACCTAATAATCTAGCTTGCTTATTGGTGATTATTATTTTTTTCATATTTAACTATTTTTATTACTTAAACCACTCTTCCAAACAGCTCTTTTAATCCAAAGTTGTTTGTAAAGTTGTGTTAGTACGTTACTTGTTATGTCAACTACTTTATCTTCAAGGTCTTTATCATTCTTAAGTTTATCTTTAATGATTTTTTCAATCTTTAATTTGAACTCATTACTATTAACATAAACTTTCAATTCTTTAGATATGTCAGCCTTGGTTAAATCTTCATTTATACGTTCTTTCATTATAAGAATATTTGTTCTATATAAATATAAGTATAATAAGAAAAAAAGCCCACTAGTGGGCTTTTTTTTATCTTATATTATATACCTATACTAACGAGTTGTTAATGTTAAGGCTAAAACAATAGATGGTAACACTACAGAGCCAACAAAGCCTATTATTTTAAGGGTTTTTTGCTTTCTAACCTCTCTTTTTAATCGCTTAATTGTTTCTTCATATATCTTTATTTCAGAACCCTTATTTTCAAGCAATAATCTTAAATTATCAGCTAAGTTTTCTTGGTTGGCCGATTTATGTTGAAGAATCTTTATTTCTTCAAGCTGTAGTTCAATGGTATGACTCTTTAGTGAATCACTAATAACGTAGTTATTTATTATGCTATCAGCAATATCTTTTTCTAAAATTGCAATTAAGATAATCTTAGCATCAGCTAAGCTCATCTCAATTGTTGTATCACCATTATTTACGTGTGTCTGTACTCTTGGTGTTGTTTTCGAGATATTTTGTGATACCATCGGCAACGCCATTAGCAGACAACCTATTAACATTATTAGGTATCTCATTTTTTCTATTTTTTAGGCTATCTAATTTTGATTGAATCAAAGCTATTTCAATCATTGTTATTTCTATTTCCTTTTGAATAACAACCAATTTAGTATCTAGTATCTTATTGACTAGAATTAAGCTATCATTCTTTTTGGTAATTAATATATTTTGCGCTTCTAGGGCTTTAATTTCAGATTTTTTATAATCTATATTACTACGCTGACCGAAAAAGAAGCTAATTATTAAACCAATAGACAAGACTGCTATAAAGACAAGTTTTATGTCAATTTTTTTAATGTCTATCATCTTTTATATTAATTAAATTCTGTTGTTATTTTTTTTGCCCATTCGTCTTTCCAATTTTTAAAATAACCCTGCAATTTTCTAAGTATTTCGTTATTCGTATCATTTAAACCAATTGAATCGGTATCTATTTGTACTTCATCCTCACGTAGCACCATTCGATATTTAACACGACCATTTAGTAGCGTACCCTCAATGATAACATTATTATCAACTGGGTATATCTTAAAGTTTGTTATTTGAACGCTTGGGTCTATCATCTCAGATAATTTTTTATATTCATCATTAAATATAGAATTACCTTTTGTCGGTGAAATTGTATCATTATCGTTAGATGTTGTTTGGTCAACGGCTTCCGTTAAGACTTTCTTGTAACCACCTCGAATCATTAGCATCATCTTCTTGGTCATGTCAAATTCATTAATCTGTTCTTTCATCTTCTAGGTTTTTTTTAAATAACTCAAAATCCCACGTAGGGTTTAAATCAGTATAATATCGTTCAATGTTACTTCGGTATAACACACCAGTATAATCATACACACCGTTAACCTTAGTATTATGCCCCATGGCTGTTTTAGGTATATCAAACCTATCACATAGTGTCACCACTAACTCACTAACGGCTTCAAATTGTTCCTGAGTATATTGAGGCCAATAATTATAACCTCTCCACGTTTTATCAATAACATTGTTCGATTGACTATAAATATCACCTAACCATGTAATAAGTTCATTCTCATTTGAATTATTTTTAATAAGATAACTATCATTTTCTACAACTATTATAATGTTACCATTATTAAAATTTTTATCTTTAAAAAACTCACTAGTGTATTTAGGGTTAAAGTGCATATATATCAAACCACTTGTTGTAACGGTAAATGACGCAGTTTTTGTGTATCTACCATTGTATCTACTTAACCAACCAATAACATGACGCATATCATTATTATTACTATTTGTTAATATAATACGTTTTTTATCATGTTCGATTGGAATATAATTAGACGTTGGTAACGGATAGGTTTTATCATCAATTATCATGAATTTCGTTTAAATATTACCTTATCAGTGTTACCATTCTTGACTATCTTATTAGAACCTATACGCTCAATTGAGCTTGACTTAGGGTTTGGAACATTCACTGAAAACCCTCTATCATTAACACCTCTAATATCGTCTAAGGTTACTTTACCAGTCGGTATAACTGGATTTCTTTGTTTTAACGATGTTTCTGGGGCTTCTGTTGGTGTTTCTGTTACTATAGGTATGGTAACGGCTTTTGTTAGTGTTTCTAGCGCTAGAGGCTCTGTAATGGGTTCTTTAGGTTTTACGACCAATACTGGTTGTTCGTATTTTTTGCTTTCAACCTCAAAAATTCTATTGGTTATTAATATCAACGCTATTGCAAATGGGTCAAAAACAAATATTAATAATAATATTAGTATATTAACAACCTTATCTATTGGTTGGTTGGTTAAATTTGAGATATATTTTAATGGCCCGATTTCACCAGCAACATCACTATTAGTATTTAAGGTTAATATTTGTATGTTATAATTACCAATAGAGTCAGATAATGCAGCGTTTTTAATATTTATTGCATCTGTCTCAGCTGATAATTTATCAATCTCAGTATTAGCAATCATAATATCATTTCTAGCTCTAGACTTAGATGTATTGGTGGTCGATTCATCTAAACGCTTTTCTTGTGTCGCCCTAAGTTCTATTAATTGGTCAATGCGTCTATTTTTATTGGTTATAATTTTTTCATTATCGGTAATTGTTTTTTCAAATAATATTTTCTTATTATCTAATACACCAATCTCACCTTCATGTATTTCAACCTTATTGGCTGTTTTTTGGTAAGCATTTGATAGGAAGCCGTAAATACCAGCTGACGTTATTACCATCATTACTATAACAGCAACCGTTGCATACGCTTTCAACACTCCTTTTAGGTCACCCCAATATCTATGTAATGCTGTTGTCGCAGCAATCTTACTAATTTCTAAAACACTAGCCATTATAATAACAGCAGTACCAGCACCAGCAAATAACTGGCTTAAACCAAAAACTGAAAAATATCCAGCACAACCAGCAACCGCTAGGGCTAATATTAACATTAAATACCCAAATTTATATTTCATATATTATTCTTTATGCATTATAAATATCTAAAACTAAAAAAGGATGCTAAACTGCATCCTAATTTAATTTATTCGTTTATTAGATTGTATAGGTCGTGACTATTAAAACGTAATTTCATTAAGGCTTTATTTTTTACTTGTCGAATGCGTTCTTTGGTTAGGCCGTATCGTTCACCAATGGCTTCAAGTGTCATAGTCTCGCATTCGGTGTTTAAACCAAAATACGATTCGATAATCTCTCTTTCCCTCTCATCTAATAATGATAAAACATTATCTAATCCAGCTTTAATTCTGTCATCAACTACCAATTTATCCTCATCGTCAACCTCACTAACTAATAGTTCAATAAATTCAGTACCATCTTCACCAAGAACATCATTTAATGACGAGTGTCTTGGATAATTAATTATTGAGACAGGTATGTTATTTCTATCCAATATATCACCATATACTGGTTCCCTTTCATTTAGGGCCTCAAACTTTAAAATTTCTTTATTTTGTGCTGATATTTTATTAATAATATTAGCTGGCAACCTAACAACCCTAGCATTTTCATTTAGACTTTGTAGTATTGATTGTTTAATCCACCATACGGCATATGATATAAATCTAAAGCCTTTCTTATGGTCAAATCTAGTGGCAGCTTTTATTAAGCCATAATTACCCTCGTTGATTAAATCCGATAAGGGTAACCCCTGACCCTGATACTCTTTAGCTATTGAAACTACAAACTTTAGATTTGCATTTACTAAGGTATCAATTGCTTTTTGGTCCCCTTTTACTATTCTCTTAGCTAAGCTAAGCTCTTCTTTTTGTGTTAGAATAACTGATTTTCTAACATCTTTAAAATATATTGCAATGCTATCCTCAGCATCAAAACTTACAAATCTTTTACTCATTGTACTATCGCACTTTCATCTTTATTTTTGTTATTGTAGTTATTAAATATAAGCATTTTTTTTTAAAAGTCAAGCTTTTTAGCTTATTTTCTTTGTTTTATTAGGTCTCTTAACTCAGCCGCCTTCATGTAATCTTCACGAACTAAAGCCTCATTTAGTTGGTCGTCTAAGCTTACCTTAATCTCAGTCCTTTGATAAGAATCTTTTTTCGATGATGTATCAACATCATGAATCAATTTATTCGTCATAGACTCAATATCTACCTTATTTAGAAACCCAAACAGACCATCTGTTATTTCATCCTTTATAAAGCCAAATGCTGAAGTTTTAGAATCTAATTCAAAGATTAGAAAATTACGTTTGTTATCTGTGAAAAAATGCCTTAACTCCACTGGTGTCATCACTGACACGAAGGTTGCAATCATTAACCCACCATGCATAACGGTATTGGGCTTAATTTCACTAATTGATTCTATTTCAACAACACCACCAGTTGTATTGCCTATCATTACAATACAGTAGTTCCTAAATTTACTATTATTAGTCATAGAGTTCCAATTTTATTTATCAAAGGTACGATAATTTTATCGTATAACCAAGTCTTGTACGAATAATTTTATGCTTACGCTATCTTAAGAGTTGAGATGTTGTTATCTTTGGTTACAGTTATATTATTGGTCGACCAATCTTTAACAAGGTCATTATGTGTTATCAAGAAAACAATATCATACATATCTTTTATCTTATCGAATAGCAATTTCATCTTATCAATGTTTTCAGCTGATATTCGACCCATTATTTCATCGAAGGTTATGAAGTTTGGCATGGGCAGCGTTGATAGCTTACCTAATACACTTCTTAACGCTAAGCTAGCTGCGGTTTTTTCGAAGCCACTAGCTGATTTTAATAATCTAGAAATATCATCCTTGACAATCAAAAACTGCACGTCATTCTTATCATCTATAAATATCTCAACATCGAAATCACAAACATCCTCAAGCAATCTACTAATCTCTGAGTTAATGATTGGTAGTACTGAACGTAGAACCAATTTACTAACACCCTTCTTACCAACCAAGTCTATATATATCTTAAATATACGCTCAATCTCTTCTTCTCGCTTAATTGTCTCAATTAACTTCTCTTTTGTTAAGATACTATCCCTATTGCTCTGTATATCATTAGATACTCGCTCAAGCTTAGTTATTAACTCATCTTTGGTGCGCTCATGTACTATGATATCCGTCTTAACCCTAGACAATATGATATCAACTCGTTTATTGTGCTCAATAGCGTCTAAATTAAGGTTATATTTATTTAGGTCGGCCTTTTTTACGGTAACTTGGTTTCGTAAGCTACCTATTTCAACCTCTAAGCGGTCTTTATCTAGTTCTAACCTATTTTTAATATCTATCCTTGACTTTATTTGGTTTAACTTTACCAATTCATCATTTAAATTAGATTGCTTTTCAATTAAACTATTCAATTCATGTTCTAGTATTGAAATTTCAGATGAATGCTTATTGATATGTTCGGTATTATCTACATCATCAAGCTTTCTATTACATGATTGACATATACCACCAGCAATTAAACCCTTAACTACTGCCTCTAGGCGCTTGATGTTAGAAGATTTAACAGCCATATCACTAGTGCATAGCGTTAATTCCCTACTTAAATTGTAATGTAGGTCCTCATCAAATACAATTGAAGCCATTTCAGTAATTTGAATCGCTAATTCTTCCATCTTTTTCTTTATGGAAAGTCCTTTTGTTGTTAATTCCTTAATATCTAATTCTATATTAGATGGGTTTAAGGTAGTTATTTGTACATCTACCTTTTCTTTACTATTAAATAACGAATCATTTTCCTCTTTTAATTTAATCAAATCATTCTTGGTCTCATCTAATCTATGATTCAATGATTCCCTAAGCTCAATACCATTAGTAACTTTAGATTCATGGTCAACTATATCGTTGCTTAGTGTTATCGTATCAAATTCATTAGATTTTTTCTTCTTAGAAAATTCATTATATAATTTCCTAGCAGCAGCTTCCTTCAATTCCAGTATCTCTAACCCGATTAACCTAGTAAGTACCTTACCAGATTCGGAATTTGTTAGACCTATTAGGTCATCTAGATTTTGTTCGTTTGCTAATACCAGCATCTCAAAATCAGCTTCGGTACCAATAGTTTTTCTTAAGTTGGTTGTTGTTTTTTTAGCATCTTCGTCATTTAGCATCTCTTCACTGCCATCTGGTAATAACTTATAATAGTTCACGTTATTAACAACGGTCCAACCACCACCCTTCTTAGCGGTACGTCTCATCTTACGCTCTATTATGGTTTCCTCATCTTCAATTTCAATCATACCCCTAACCGTCAACTCATTCTTATTACTAAATGAATTGAAAATTTCCTCATTTTTATCGGTCTTGGTTGTCGTACCATGTAATAGAAACTTAATAGAATCAATTGTTAGGGTAGTTTTTCCACCCATATTGCTGGGCGTTGAATTGACCACTGTTAGGCCCCTTAGCTTGCTAAATGGTACATAATTTGACTCACCAAAAGATAAGAAATTATCTATCATAAGCCATTTTATTGACCAATGATTATGTCTAGTTTGTGAAAGGTCAATATTTAATTCACCGTTAACCTTATCATCTAATGCTATGATTCGATTAAAATCAACAGTCTTATTATCCCTAAGTAATACCTCTTTCATCAACGCACGTTGATACGTGGTATCCATTATATTCTCAATGTTGGCACCAGTTATTGATATCTCCTCACCCTTATCAGTAAACTTGACTGGGTGATAATTAACACTAATGTTATTCTTATTTACACCATATTTGTTTGCAAAATATGTCCTAATCTTATTCTTAGCATCCTTTGAATAGTTTTCTGGTCTATCACTCCAATCTACCTTAATCTTTCCAGTGCTGCTTATTGTACTCCAGTTATTCATAATTAACCCTCTCCGTATATATCTTTTTTATTTTTTATTTTTTCTTCAGCCAATTCTTTCGTTAATCTAGCTACCTCAGATTCCAATGATATATTTAAATCATTGACCTTATTTAAATCATTAGTTAACTTTTTCATTGAGGCATCGTCCGTAATGAAGACCTCTTTTTCAACTGGCACCTCAACGATTTTCTCAACAATCTTTTCTACCACATTAGAATTTGGGGTAGCACCAAATTTTTCTATGGTAAAGCCTTGCTTCACTAATCTTAACATGAAATCATTAACGTTTAAGATATCATTGCTACGGCAATATTCCCAAATCTCATCCTTTAATTCCTTTGGTATTTCCATATTATAAATTCACCAATTTTTCTGAGTTAGTCTCTAAATCATCTAAAGACTTTATTTTAAAGTGGTAAAATGGATACTGATTTTCAACATCATAAGCCGTTGGCTGCTTGGTCTCAACATCCCATAATAAAAAACCATGTCCACTTACATTCTCCCCAAAATTCTGTTGCAACAACGAGGATGGGTATGCAATTATAACACCATTATGGTTAAAAATTTGGCGCATATGTATGTCTCCAAGCATTACTAGGTCACAACCATCGAATACATCCAATTCAACACCATGGTCTATCTCATAACCTATATCAGTCTTAGCGTTCATTATTGGAGCATGGAATAAACCAACATATGTCTTATCTGGGCCAAATTGTAATCTTGCGGCCTCAATATTAGGTCGTTTATTTTCTTCAAAGATTGAGTACGTGCACCAGACTATATTATCATCTAGATAGCACTTGGATTCCTTAAAGTAATTGATATCCTTGTCTGGTAAAAACTGTACCATAGGTGTTATGCTATCCATACGGTCCTTATTATTTTCTAATAAGTCATGGTTACCAGCAATTATTATTAGTGGTGCTATCTTCTCTAATTCTCGTAATAACCAAGTGCCAAGTATTAATTGTTCGTTAGAAATAACAATTTTCTGATGTACTAAGTCACCAGCTATTACGATTCTAACTTCATCTCGATTGTAGTCCTTAACCAAGTCTTTGATATCATTAATCAACTTGGTGAAGACCTCTTTATACTCATCATGTAACCTATATGTTCTAATGTGTATGTCTGCTGTATGAATAATTTTACGTATTGCCATTTATTTTTTTTTATATTCCTTTCATTATATTATAATGATGCATCTCAATTAATTGCTTAGCTTCTTTTTTCATATACATTATTTGTATTTTTTGAAATGTCTCCTTCTCTTTATCCCAATACAATACATAGATTTGACGGCATTTTCGCTTAGGGTATTCCAATTCATACATATACGCATATACGCTTAATTGTAACGTATATATGGACCATTGACAGGCTTGCATATGCTCGAAAGGCTTATGAAGTGTTTCGAAGCCATATGGATTAAAGTAATTAAATACACGATTAGTTTTATAATCACCCACGTCAAAAAATACATTATCAATATCTATTATCAAATCAGATGTACCAGCTAGCTCATATTGCTCTGAAAATAATATTCTTTCGGGCCAAACAGCAATACCTTCATCAATATTTAATGCGTTATAGCCATCGATTACCTTTTGTTCAAAAAGTCCTTCTTCATTATCTGGTGGATAATACCATTTTTCAGCTAATAGATACTTTTCAATCAAGTCATGGACCTTCGTACCATATACGTTGGCCTCATCATTAAGCAGTTGCCAATAATCTAAAATTTGTTGTTGTGATAAACCAATATAACGCTCTTGCTTTGTCGAATCTGATTGTTTAGTGATAGCCAAAGCAACACCTTCCGCATCAAAATGTGGCTCAATTGACGATAACGTGGTGGTTACTGATTTATAAATCTTACCTGTTACCCTGTGATGATATTTATGTTCTATCGGCTCTAAAAATATTACAGATTGAAACTTTTTTATCTTTCCCATTAGTTTTTAACACAAAAATACTAATTTTTTCCTTATTAAACAAGTATTTATAGTAAAATAATCATGAAAGACCGTATTAAGAATTTACTAAGAGAAGAAAAACTTAAAGCATTTATGGTTTAGCTTAATTCTTGTTCTGATAAATGTCTAGCACTCCTTAATAGCTTAATAATACCTTTTCTACCTAACTTTTCATGTACCTTAGATGGGTCATAACCATTAGGTGGTCTAATAATCTTTATTCTACCGAGTAAATCACCAAAATTTAGTTCTCTATATAGGTTTACAGCATCTGCATAGGCATCATCATCTAATAATATAACAATATACCCCCTTGCCTTATCGTGTAGTAACTCTAATAAATTTGATGGGAGATATTTGCCTAGTAATGGTATGGAATTAGGTACAACTATGTGGTCTGTGGCACCTTCGACTAGGTATATTGTGGCATCAAAATTTATCTTACCCTCATTAAATATTATTTCTTGTTTTTCTGCTTCTGGATTTAGATACTTTAACATGGTTTTTTCTTTACTAAACCATCTAGCTATGAAATAATTTAGCTTACCAGTATAATCATATGAGGGTATTATTATCCTATTAAAAAATTTACCTTTATAAGTATAACCTATCTTAAATTCTTTGATTATATCATCGGTTATACCTCTTTTTCTAAGATACTGTAATGCATCGTTAGCTTTAAAGTCCTTGCTAGTACATTCACTTAACTCCTTGTAGCCTTCAGGTAATGTAACGACTACTTCATCAACTCTTTTAACGCCTAATTCGGTTTCTGGTTTAACCAGCAAATAATCACGTAAATTCTTGGGTGTTGCGTATTTCTTTAGTAGCTTGATTATTGGGCCGTACATATTATTGGTATCCTGACAAGACCAACACTTAAAAACACCATTATTGTAATTAATTTCTAAGTTTCCTTTTCCGTCACCTTCGGGCATACCTTTATCGGCAGAACAGGCTGGACAATCGAACGATATTTGACCTGTGTCTTCATTTAGTTTTCTGTGGTCTCCAAGAAAACTTTCTAATACATCAACGACTAGTAAATGTGACATTACACAAAGGTACGTATAATATCTGAGAATAACAACTAATTATATCCAAATATTGTGTTTCTTCATATATCCAATACCAGCAACGTAGGCATCTGAAATTAAATTATTCTTTCCCATTTAAACCCGTTATAACTTTTTATAATACCGTCTGAACATTGTTTAATGTATTTACTGCTAAATTTAGTTGTTTTGATTAATTCAGTTAATGAGTCCCATGTTTTTATTAAAACCCCGTTTAACGTATATTGTTTAACAATTATCGATGGTCTAAGATGTTTTTCTATGAATAATTCTTCGTTTTTGAATTTCCAAATAAAAGAAGCTCCAGTTTTTTTATGACCACCACAAGCTTCCCTTATTATATTAATATTTATACCAGTTTTTTCGCTAGCATCTTTTGTTGATGAAAATATATTTAATAATTCACCACTCAAATTATATTGTCTAACTTCTGTTAATCTCTTTCTATCAAATAATTTTTTAATTTTATCTTTATTTATTTCAGATAATTCAAATGACCAAATAAAGTTATTTGATTGCGATTGTTTGTTTAAACAACAAGCTGATATATTTTCAGCTTTAAAACCTAAACACCTCTCAATTTCGGCAGCTGATTTCCATTCCATAACAAATTTACCTTGTAAATCATATTGATATACTTTTTTACCAGCAAAATTACCTTCTAGATTAATTCTTCTAATATTATTTTTAAATTCATCACTTCGTTTACCAGAATTATTATATTTAGCTATTTTATCTATATTATAACCTATTCCTTTTTCATATGACTTTTTTAGGTCTAAATAATATTGCTCTCGTTGGTACAGGATAGTTTTTAACTCCTCATTAGTTTTATCGTTAGAATCAATTTCTTCTAATATCTCAAATTTAAAATTTTCTAAACCATACTTTTTAATTGCATTACCCAATAATAAACTACCTTTACCAATTCTATGACTACCCCAACGTTTAATAATGTTTTGTGAATGCCCAATATAAATTTTACCATCAATATTATTACTTATTTGGTAAACCCCAATTATTTTTTGTTTTTTCATAATATTTATTTAATTATAAATATATGTAACTTCCAGAAAAGACTGATAAATTGCTATGTATGGGTAAAAATTTATCTAGGCCAAGCACCAATCATATTCATATATCCAACGCCACATATGTAGGCATCGCTACAGTCAAATGATTCTTTTTTAAGTTTATTTTTCTTATCAAAGAACCAAGATGCTTGTGGTTCTAGCTCAGCCACTTTCTCCCATAGTATGTATTTTTTATCCACATCAAATGGATAGCCACCGAATAATACTGGTGTGTTTTTAAGAATTTGTTTTTCTAGTAACGGGGTACCATCTTTCTTAAATTTACGTATTTCCATTAATTCTGGAAAGGCATATTTTCTAGCATCATAAGATGATATAAAGTCTGGTACAACACCTAATGAATCATAAATAGCTTTTGATATGATACCATTAAAGCGTAATAATGTTGCTATTGTATAGACGTTATTTGATTGTAACAATGGTTCTTCAATTACTACCCTAGTTACCCCAAAATTCTTCATTTTAATTAAAAACTCACTTTCAAAGATTTCAACCTTTTTAAATAGTTCTTCCATCTTGGTTTCTGGTAATGGCTTTACCTTAGGACTAACATATTGTAAAACCTTAAGCTCACCGCTAGTACCTAAATTCTCAAATAATGCTATACCAATGGTTGAAGTTGATACATCTAGGCTTAAGAGAAACTCTTTATTTTTTTCCATACAAAGTTTTTTTACTAAAATATGAAAGTATTAATAAAGGTAAAGCTTAAAGTTGAATCTTGATATTAAGGGCTAAGAATTCATTAACATTTTTTACAATTTGTCTATCTGGCTTAGCCAACGCTATTAAGTTACCAAGACTATCGTATAAGCCTAATTCACTTATTCTTGGTGAATCAGAACCAGTAAATGTTGGATTTGTTGAGCCACCAAATTCACCCCTACCAGCTAAGCAAGTTATATTTTGAAACACAGATGTTGATACGCTATTAAAGCTTAGTGTTGTTGCTGTAGCCGTAGCTGCACTATATGCTTGGATTATAGTTGGGTGGGTTATTACAATGCAACCTTTATCTAAGTAAGCTATACCAACGATTGTATCAGCTGTAAAACCTAAATCAGGATTAGTTTGCATATTAAATAATGATTTGTTATTATTGGTAAATGGCTTAACCGTGTTATAACCTGTTGCCCAACTCAAAGCACCAACACCACCATTTGGTGTTTTAATACCATCAGAAAATAACATAGCAATATTCGAACCATATATATTTGTTGCCCCAGCTGTTTCACGTATGTTTGCATCCTCAACGCTTGTTGACGTTGAGCTATTTTGGAAGGTACTATAAATATTATATGTACCAGCTGTTGTTGGTAAGTCTAATTTTATTGTTTTCCCATCAATACACTCACCATACGTAGTATCATTTATTGCTAATACCAATATATTAGTCTGAGCTAAGCCGCTTAAGGCCGTATCAGAATAACCACCATTGGCATTTGTAACACCAGTATACAATGTATCCTCATCTGACGATAATGAAAGGCCAAAAGAATAAAATAAATTAACTAAGCTATCAGTGTTGTAATTGTTTCTATTAACCAATACTCGTGTTAGATTGCTACCACTTACCGTTACTAGGCCATTTATTTCTTGTTCAATTGTTACGTTAATTGATTGAGTCTCAACTGATTTTACTAGCGAACCACTAGAATTAACAATTAATGGATTTCTAATCGATACTACTTGTGGTGTACTATTACTAACAGTAGCATTGGTACCAATATTACCAGCAATTGCTGGTATTTGACCAGTTGTTAAGGGTAATACTGAATTATAATTAGCATCAGAATCACCTAACGAAAAAGTCGTTATCAATCCGTTATTTGTTGATACTAATCGTTGTCGACCAATTGGTGTTAATCTGGCTAATAATGTTGTTGTTGTTGCTGATGATATAAATCCCATTGTTTTTTGTTTTTATTTAGAAATCCATGCTTAATTCAAAGCTAATTGTATTACCAGCTGCTAATTTAACTGGATTGCTTAATTTACCTATACATACTAGGTTTTGATTTGTATCATAGATACCAATTTCAGACACTCTAATCAACGGTGGGTTGGTGGCAGCATCTTTGCTCCTAGTTGGGTTAGATGTTGCGTTAAATTGGTTAGAATTGACTCTGATGTCAAATATCGTCTTATATATAGTCGCACCAATATAGGTTTCTAGGTTTCCGTAAAAGAATCTTTCATCACCAAATTGTAAATTAGATGGTTGTGTATTCGCTGGCATATTCAATAACGGTATCAAATTAAACGTTGTTGACGCAGAAACCTTTAATGAATCCAACACAAAGCCTGTTACTAATGGTGATTGATTTTCTAATAAAACTGGGTCAATACTTTCACTAGCGTTTGTGGTAATTGAGGTGGTTGTAAAGTCATATTCCAACCATGCGCCCCCATCAGGTCTAATAGATGCATCTGCTACTACTTGATATAATAATTTAAACTTGGTAGCGTAGAAGCCACGACCATCATATGAACCAGATTCTATCTTACGCATGTATGGTAATGAGCCAACATCATTGATTCTGAATACAATATCTTTAGCTAATGATGAATTATTAGTAACCTTAATGTATTCTTGACATGGCAAGCTTGATGTCAAACCAGTAGCACCACTAATTTGAAGACTATACGTTAAGTATATTGTTTCATTTGGTTGAACTACGCCTGTCGATGTGCCACCACTAGGTGCTTGAATGTTTGCTGCGAGTGCTGGTAGTGTCCAGTTTCGATTAGACTTGTATGACATTGCGGCCACTATTTCATCATCATCAAAAACTATCATCTTTAATTGTGGTAATACCTTACCAACAGTTAATGGAGCTGTTGAGGTTGAACCTGATATCTTGCTTGGGTCTTCAATCAAATCGATGTATTCAATATCTGAAGTACCAATTAACTTTGTAGAACCAGTTGCAATAAATGTCATACCCATAGTTGTACCACTACCTGATGGACCGCCACCTCTATGATACATAATATTAGGTAAGTGAACCTTAACAATCTTATTATTTGTTGCATCAACATATAAATACTCACCATAAAGGTTAGATATTGCATTATTTGTATAATGTATGATTGCAACTGATTTTGATACATCATCTGGATAGCTAATACCAGGCCCGTTACAATTTAAATTAGTTGTCACACCAGAACTTTCACATAGATATTCTAAGTATGGGTTCTTGGTACCTAAATACCTATAGGAACCAAACTTGGTATAGTTTTCATATAGCGTATTTGCGCTCATACCAGCCATATCCTCACACCAAACATTATTTTGGTTCCAAACTGGAACATCATGACAAGTTACGTTAACCGAAGAATTAAAGGATAAGGTACCAGAATCCCAATATGCAGTTGTGTTGCCAGTTGCTATACTATTATATACTTCACCACCACGATAAATATACACACGTGAAGATACGCTATTGGTTGCATAGTTAGGTAGATTTCTATCAAGAGTTAGGGTTGTACCACTAATGTTTTGCACCTTAAACCATAGATTAGGTATTGCTGATGTTGTGTTGGTTGCTGGTATAGCACCTAGTGTATCGTTTGTTAATTTAAGCATTACAATATCACCGATGCTAATGTTTGCAACAGATGTTAATGTTAATAAAGTTGTACCAGATAAATTAGCGTTAGGTACATCTTGGCTATAGGGGGTTAGTTCGGTTGAATTGTCTATCGTAAATGTTGTACCACTATGAATGAAAAACCCTCTCTCAGTTGCTTCATTATTCACGATGGCTTTAATAACATTCATATTACCAGCATTTATTGGTTGATAACTTGATGTTGAATTGCTTGGGGTAATAAAATACTTAATATTTGGTTGTCTATCAAAAGGACGCATAATGACACTACTCCCAGATAATGATACGTCAGTTGGGTTTGCATCTACAATCGCCTCACGACCATAATTTATTTCAGAGTCACCAATAGCCCAAGAACTGAAATTAAGTTGGCCCAAGGCTAGTTGTTGTCTACCCTGTTCAGTTAATTTAATACTAACCAATGGGTTTGTTGTTGGGATTATGTAGCTCATATTTTAAATCTTTGTGTTTTACTTATTTTAGTTATAAATATCCAATAGTCAACAATTCTAATATGAATTTATTGAATTAGTTTGGATTATTACTGGTATTGTATCACTATATTTTATATCGGTAATAATATTACCGCAAAATGTTTCGTAATTCTTTTGATTTTTGACCCTATAATATAGAGTCGTACCAACAGTTCCACTAGCTATGAAATCATCAGAATAAATGGTTTGACCAATCAAATAATCTGTAGCCCCCGTATAATAAAACGTTGAGAAAGATGTCCCACTACTAACTTCTAAGGTAAATACACCATTGGCTAATTGTGGTGGGTTTTCTATACTCCAAGATACTGTTGGGTTGTTAGTTATTAATCCGTTTACTGCCGATACAAATGGAAAATATACTATTGTTATAATATCACCATCTAATAATTCACCCTCTAGTATAATTCTCTTTGGATTTGATGTTGATTGATAATAGTCTATACCACTAGCTAAAGTGGCACCGTTAATCATTACCAATATTGAACCGTTTAATGCTGGTGTTATACTGGTAAATATTTCATATTTTGTTGTTGTTGTATTATAATAAATTGTATTACTACCTTGACCATTAGTAGCACCGCTGCTAATTGGTGCAGATACTGCATAATTATCCCCAATTAAATTATTACCACCAGTAGTTGTATAAATAATACTAATAATATCATCCTCTGCGGTTTCACTATTTAATGTAACTACGTTTCCACTAAACGTATAGTCATAATCTGGTGATAAGACTAATCCATTTAAGGTTACAACGAAAAACCCTGCGTATTGTTGTGATATGATGATATTTGTTATATTTGGTTCTGGAAGAATTATTTGCTGAACCAGTTTGTTTGATGGAGCATTATTGCTATTATTTTGTAATAGGTATGGCACATCTGCTGGACGGATAGCCGCAAAATAAAAATCCAAATCATTATCATATAATCCATATTGCGTACCTGATATAAATGACCTAGTATTAATCGTTTTACCAAGTTCTTTTAAAAATCTAGTACAACTATCAAAGGTAAAGTAGCATTTAATGATAAATTCACCATCTAAGGGTAATGAATCGCTTTGTACTACATCCGTAATTAAATAAGATGAACTCGTGCCTGAAAATGGTATTGTAGCGGATTTATATACAGCTGGTATTGTAAACATACTAGCAGTATCACTATACTTATAAATTTCATAATTAAACGTGGTATTCATACCAGTTAAGGTTGCTATATCACCGCTAAAACTAAAATTAAGTGGTATACTTGAATTTTCTGCAATAACATAAGAGGTAGATGAACCAGTACAATTTATCTTTGAGGCCCCACTAACACTAATAATAGGTGCATCAAAAATACAAATATCTGAACTCATATTCACATTTAAAATGTCCTTATTTCTAACGCCACTATGTTCGTTTTGTATATATATTAGTTCTTGGTACCTCATTAATAGTCTATGTTTAGTGTTATTAATTGTAAATTTCTAGTATTTTTTAAACCAAAAGTTATTGGCTTGGTTAATGCTGACGTTACTTGAACCTCAGATAGGTCCTGTAAATAAGCTATAAAACCATTTATATTAATATAGTCTTCTCGTTGTATTTCACCAATAACCGATTTAACACAAATAACATTATCTGTGATTTCATCAATTAAACTACCTTCTACTATTTTAACTAATTGTGTCATATATTATGGTTTTCTATATACTGCTCTGCCTGTTGCTCCACTAGTTGTATACAAACCACCAGCGGCTAATGTCGCATCAGCATCAGCTGCTGCATCATCTGCGTAATCCCTAACGGTTGTTAGTGCTAACGTTTCAACATACATTGTATTATCAATGGTACCAATTATATCATTACCAAAAACCATAGTTGAGTTACCGCTAGCCGTTGAACCACTACCATGTACAAAACTATTGTTACCCCCAGCTATTGTTTGAATCCCTCCAGCATGACTAGTAGCACCACTAGCTATAGTCAAATAACCCTCAGCGTGTGAAAAATTACCACTTGCCGTTGTATGATTACCCTCGGCATGTGAATAATCACCACTTGCTGTTGTTCCAGAACCCTCAGCATGTGATATAGTACCACTTGCAGTTGTATTAGCACCCTCAGCGTGTGATATCAAGCCAGATGCTAGTGTTTGATAACCCTCAGCATGACTAGTAGCACCGCTTGCCGTTGTTTCTTGGCCCTCAGCGTGTGAATTAGTACCAGATGCTATTGTATCGGAACCCTCAGCGTGAGACGCTATACCAGATGCAAGTGTTACGGAACCTTCAGCATGTGAAAAATTACCACTGGCTATTGATTCTTGACCCTCAGCATGTGATGAATTTCCACTTGCTATTGTATTAGAACCACTGGCGTTTGAATATAAACCACTTGCTATTGTTTGATAACCACTAGCATGTGAATAAGCACCACCAGCTATTGTTTGATAACCGCTGGCATGTGAAGTAGTCCCAGATGCAATTGTTAATTGCCCTTCAGCATGACTGGCAAATCCACTAGCCGTTGTACTACGACCTTCAGCATGTGAGCTTTCACCCTGAGCAAATGTATCATTACCCTCAGCATGTGAATAATTACCACCAGCTATTGTTAAAGTACCCTCAGCATGACTCGTAATGCCACTAGCTATCGTGTTACGACCTTCAGCGTGTGATGTTGCACCACTAGCTGTTGTATTACGACCTTCAGCATGGCTTGCTAGGCCACTAGCAGTTGTTCCAGAACCCTCAGCATGACTTCCACCACCACTAGCTATTGTACCAACACCCTCAGCAACTGATGCAAATCCACTAGCAGTTGTTCCAGAACCAATAGCAAAAGCATAGGAGCCAGTAGCGTCTATTGTTGTTCCATTATTCGCCTTAACTGGGTAGTTTGAACCATTCCATGTTGAACCAGATATAAAATATTCAGCCGCTGGTGTGGATAAACCAGCAACCAATGATAATGGAATTGCATATGAACTACCATCAGGATTTTGTGATGTGTCGCCAGTAACAACAATATGTATTAAATCCGTTAAGCTTGCTGCTGAATATTTGGTTCTTTGTGTTAATTTCATTTTATTTTCTTTATTATAAATATGTGTTATACCTTTAAATTATTCACTTGTTTTAAATACCGTTACTTGTCCAACAAACTCAGACCCATGATTCATTTGTGCTAAACAAAGTGATGTGTATATACTTTGCGGATTTGTTACGTTAGTAATTGTTGATACTTCTACACCTACCGTAGTACATTGTCCACTAACACCATTTATTGGACTTAGGACTTTTTCACCATCAAACGGGTTGGTATTAAACAATGAAGAATAAGACCTATACTTAAATTTTTGTTGGTCAAATATAGTGTTTGAATATACCCTGACACTACCCCATATTGTTGTTGCTGGTATCACTTGCTCAACTAAATCAACCCAATAACTTCCAATAAGGTCACTAAACTGCTCCATTGACATATAGTTAAATGCTGAACTATTATTACCACAATACAGATTGCTATTTAAATATCTATCATATAACGCCCTTAATGTTGCATAGCTAGAAATTGTTTGTCTATTCTTTGCATCAATAAGTTCTGAAGATATTATGTATTGGAAATCTTCTAAGACAACGGTATTAGTTAAAGATTGTGTTAATAATAAATTAAAATCTATTTGGTCACCACAACATATTGATGGTAAACCGCCAGAATTATCTATTGAACCACCATCCATAAATTGATATGGTTCATCATCCATAAATTCAAAATATTCATCATCTTGGAACTGTTTATAACCGCAAGGAGCACAATATGTCTCACCAGTCAATAAACAAGCATTATCGGTAGCGTAACACCAAATATCTGTTTCTATTGCCGATGCCATTTTTATATCTAAATCTATTTCTTTAGTATTTAAGACTAAACGCTCATCGGTTACATCATAGTTTGTCTGACGGATAGCATTATTACCCTCAAAGTCTAGTATTCTAAAATCTCTATTTAGTGGGGTTGTTGTAGAAATCCATGATTTTTTATTATCACGAATTCTTTCTAGTTCAAAGCCTGGGCATTTTGTAACAAATATATTTGTTTTATCTACAGATGTACAAGTCTTATTAAGCTTTATATTGTCCAATAATATACAAATATCACCACAAGTATGGTTAAGATTTAATGTCAATTTAACCTTGTTACCAATTAATTGTGATATTATTTGTGGGTCAGTTATTGAAAGCCTATAGGTTAACCAATTTGACGCAAAAGAATTTATTGGTAAACTATCATAAAAAGTAACAGTGTTTGCTAAGCCACTAGGTAAACCAGATTGAATATATAAATCATCAATTAAAGAATCACTAACCGTAGAGCAAATGCCTTGTGCATTTGAACCATTTTGAGATATTTGAAGTGGGTCACAAGCGGAATTTGTGCAAACATAAAAACCACTATCTGTATTACCTGTTAAATATTCATATAAATTACCAACACCAATTGCTGAAAAGAAATCATATATTTGAAGTACGCTTGTGGTTACATTTGACGAATCCGTTATATCTAACGATAGGGAAGCATCTAGAGTTTCAAACATATCAATTGGTCTATTACAAAGCGTTTGTATCGGTGTTTCTTGAAAATCACCTAATTGTTGTTGTAACTTACTTAATGAATTTTGACAACTTGATAGTTGTGTTGTTATATCCAATAATTGATTTTCAAGTGTTGTTCTACTACCGATAGGTGTTGAACAAACATTTGTTAAGATAGCTGAAGACGTATTGTCTATTGCCAATAACGTTGTAATATCAGCACATGTATAAGATGAAGTATCACCATTTAAAAAATTTTGATACCTTAATGGTCCCAAGATATTTGACCAAATGTTTAATCCATCTTGTGTTAAACAATAAATATCATTATTTAAAGGGATTAGTGGTTGTTGTGTGATACCTGATACTTGACCAAGGCCAGTACCAAAACCTGTATTACTAAAACCACTTACAGCTGATGGTGGTAGTGTGCCTATTGATGTTTGTGTTGTTGATGGTTGACATGAAATTGAATACAGTGTTCCTGATATTTGAGATTCAATTAAATCTTTTTGATTTGTTAATGTTGTACATAATGTTGTTTGGTATTCTACATCTTGAACTAATTGACTATATATTGCCTTACTTTCTGATGTAACAAATGTGTTTAGTGTTGGATTTTGAGTATTTAATATACTATATAATCCTTTACAAGTGAATTTAAATAAATAATCAAATTCTATATCAAGTGTGCAAGTTTCATTATCAGCGGTAAAAAACAAAGCACCATCATTACCAACAGGGTTTAGTGTTATCTTAAATGGATTTTCGATATCACAGGGTACTGGCTCAGTCCAATAACATTTTTGCTTATCTGAATCAAAGGTAAAACCACTATAAGAACAACATTGAAGTGTTGGGGCCAATGGATTAACACCTTGGAAAATAGATACAGTCCTGTCAGAATTTTTGACATATGTTAAAGATTGACAATCGTTAATTTTACCGTAGTAATTCATTATTTTCCAATTATATTTTGTGGATTTATTATTTGTGGATTCACTATTTGTGTATCATATATTTTTTTACACCTTTCATTTTTACAACATACATAACCAGAATTAATAACATTGTTATTTAAGTCTTTATATTCATAAAAAAATGGTTCTCCACCTAAAAATAAACAACATTCTTGTGATATATATTTTGATTGATTCAGTATTGGCTGACCAAAATAGTTAACCAATAAATTACCATTAATGTCATATTGTTTATAACCAAAAATCATAGATGAACCAACAACATTTACGTCAGGATTGACCTCAGCTGGTATTTCTACAACATCACATCTTTGTGCTATCGGATTTACTTTATCTATACAAAGACTCATTACGTTATCTGAATTAGGTATATCACAACCACAATCATTTAATTCTGGTGACGGATTAGGGTCTGGAATGATACTAGGTCTGAATATAATACAATCATCAATATCGGTGCCATCACTATTTGTTATATCTACGCTAGTAACTGTTGTTGCTGTTGTTACACCAAAATTAAACTGGCCTAAATCAAAGTTTGTGTATAGATTAGCTACATCTGTTGTGTATGTTACAGAACTAAGTGTTACTGGTAAAAAGTCAGGTATTAAACAGCGTAACTGATTGAAGTACTTATACCCACCATCATAAGGACCAACGTGTGGGTTATTACCTGTTAATATTTCTATTGTAGAACCACTACCACCAGTCTCACGATACCAAAGACCATTATTTTGGAAATACATATCATCTGTATTCTGGAAAAATCTTGGATAACCCTCGGTATCTATTGGATAAAGTGAAATATCTGTATCTAGTCCATTAAGCCTTAAAACATCAAAAAATATGTCCATATTAATAGGTGCATCCGCTTTGTAGATGTACTCATTAAATTGAATTAGACCTAATGGTGCACCTATAAAACGTAAGAAAAATTCTATAACCTTTCTAGCACCTTTAGATTTCCATATCCAAGGTGTGTTAAGGATTATTCTTCTCCAAAGTTCAATATCAGCCTCAACTGCTGTTAGACCAACAGATTGACCCGAATAGGTTGAGGGTGTCGTTGAAACGTAGCTTGCTAATAAGTTATTATCAAAAACTGACGAAACCAATTCCCAACCTAATACTCTAGCTAGATTCTTTAAGTATACATCAGGTGTATTATTCTGTTTATCATAGGTTACAGTATTCGCAAATTGAATGCCTAAGATGTATCGGTTTAGTTCATCAAATTCTCTACCGTATATTTGTAAGGTCTTGTTAACTTTTTGACCAGATGTATCTTGCTGTAAATCAGAAAGATGTACTGGCATTGTATCAAACGCAGTTATTGATTCTGATACTAAGAACCTATTCATTAAATTACTAGAGAATAGGTCATTTTTTGCCGCAATGTCCAATAAACTAGTTACGTAATCAACATACGCATCCGTATCAAAATCTATATTATAACCATCAGAAACTGGCCAAGTTACACTATTTGTAATATACATTATAATACCATCATCAGATGTAACTGGGTATTTAAACGATGCTGTGTATTTTGGTACCACCATTCTGTTTAACAAGTAAGCTTCAAGGTCTAATAAGGTATTAAAAAATTTATCCTCATAAATCTTACTAGGCTTAATGTGATATTTCACATAATATGTACTTTGTGAACCAGTAAATGGATTACCTGTTACATTTAAATAGATATAATCATTTAATACATTTGTCGAAGCTGAAAAACCTACCAATGGATATTCAATATCATTATATAATACTGAATATGCGTTAAAATTAATTGTTAAATTTCTTAAATCATTTGTTTGATTAAAGGTGTTTATGATTGTACCATTTGTAGTGTAAACAATACCAAATTTATTATTAATAAATGACGTGTTAACCTTAAACGATGATATATTAGATATACTATCATAGGTATAATCATCTACTGTCTGCCCAAATATTGTTTGACCAGCTGTGTTTTGTGTTAATGTATCAAGATATAAAGAAGCTGGCCATTGTGTTATAATAGTCTCTAAAGAAACCCTAATGTATTCACTTAATGAACCAAATAATGCGTAATAGTCTAAGTTTCTTTTATCCAAGTTTAATACAACCTCAGCATTGTCAGCTAGTAGGGTATTTGCCTCGTTTAAGGTTAAATTTATATCAGATAAGGTAATAAAATTAGAGAACTTAGCCGAATTATATGTCTTATCTAATTTTGGGTCTAAGTTTGTTGTAATAGCAAAGTTACCTAACGTAAATAACGGTGAACCACCATTACTGGTTAATTGATTCCCCACCAAATCTGGTGTGAAATCCCTATATTCAATCCCATCAACGTAAGTAACTTTCTTGGCGTACCCAACTACCTTAATTCTATTGCTCATTGCTTATTTATATTGTTATTACAGCTGTAAATCTTTTAGTGAAGTCAATACTAGTCCTTTGTTCTCTAACTTCAAACAATGGTGTTCCAGTAAATCTATCTTTAATTTCGTATAAATCGTATTGTTTATAAATATCATTATTAAAGTTATATATAGTATAAATACCATCCTCAAGTGATTTAGTTTGGTTACCAAACAATCCAAATGCAAGTGTTTCAATATCTTGTTCTACCATCTCAACCTCAATCATAATTGGGTTAAAAAATGTATTGGTTATTATAACCCTTTGATTTGGTTGACCGATAAATGGCAAGGCGTTAGCCTTAACATTAGATGCCGATGATGGTGATACCGTACAAAATGTAAGTGATGAATTATCGTTAAATCTATAACGGATAGCCTTTTGATTGGCATTCGTCAAATTCTGATTTACAGCTTCAGCTCTATTGTTAGAAGTTATAACCCTAAAGAAATTATGTACCTTTGCGTCAGCTGCCGATGTGTTGGTATCTAAGTATTCTATTCTATAACCAACCAATCCATTATTTTCAAACTTAGTTAAAAAATCTTGTGAAACCGCTGTCGTGTCAAATAAGATACCAGATGTATCTGGGAACGCTGATAAAACACCAACATCTGTTATACTAGTTCGTATCTCAACTGGTTTAATTATAATTGTATAAATACCCTTTACTCCAAAGACAGATGTTGGTAATTTAAGCGTATATAAGCCACCAAATAATTCAAAACCACTGACACCAGATTGGCCCTTATTTGGACTATCTATCGGTATCAAGACATCACTAGATACCAATTTTATTAATGCGGAATTACCAATACTACCCCTAGATGGTGTATAATGATAAAAAATCTCAGCATCACTTGGTGAAATATCTGCTGGTCTTATTATTCCATATGTACCACTTGCCATTTTATTATTTTATTTACTACTATGTTATTGAGCTATGCGCTATTGTTTATCAATGTAAGTATAATTTACTTAAAGTGTATTATATACGTGTAATGTTATAATATCCATTACCATACCTAGTTAATTCACCTAAATTCTTTATCTCAGATAATCTGAGATGTGTATCCATTATACTCGTTATGCTTCTATCTATAAATACGTCACTTTTAACTTCTGGTGGAGAAATAATACCAAATAAATATTCTTCTTTCGCTAACGCTGATAATGAAACGTTTGTTTCATTTAAACCCTGACCAATATACCTGAATGTTGTTAGTGGTTGAGAGACAAAACTACCATTAAGTAGAAATGTATTTGTCTGGGCCGAATAATCTTCATAAAGTATACCAGTATTTTGATTTATAGTACCTATTAGTGCATCGTCATTAGCATCAAATACATATATATTTGGTTCACCTAGACTAGTTATACGACTAACACCATTGACTAATCGATTAACATAGTCTAGATAACCCTCAGTATCTATATTAAAACCTACCTTATATCTATCAAGTTCATCATATGACATCAAATCTTCAATCTTTGTGTCAGTTTTACCTGTAATTACTTTATTTATATAGTTGTAGTAGTTGGTTTCATCTGTATCTTGAAATCTAAGCGTAACTAAATCAGTAGATGTTATAGCACTAGTCGAATAAGTTGTTGCCGTTGATGAAGGAATGTAATCAATATCAGTGAACAATCCCATATCATCAACATTCTGTGTGATAAAAACGTTAATATAAAACGTAGTTGCAGTAAGAGTACCCCAATTAGGGCTATCATTAGTCCTATCTATGTTATTTTCTAATAAAATCTTACGCTTAATTAGCTCCATTATAATGCATTTATTTGATAAAGTTGTACCGTAACGTCATTATAACCAGTATTGGTCGTATACGTCACGTTATTAGCGCTTAAAATAATACTGTTACCATGATAACCATCATCAATTTCATAATAATAACCATTAGCCTTACGTATAAGCTTATATCTGGTATATAATTCATGTACCAACTTATCAATTGGTAATGGACTACGTTGAACCATAAGATTAGTACCAGTACCAGTCTTAGCATTTTTAAAGCTGGCTCTCATATATAAATACTTAAATTCACCAATTTTTAATTCATCCTTATAGTCATACAAATGATAACCTTCAGCAAAGCCAAGCTTATTAATGCTGGGACTTTCAAGTATGAAGGTTAATGGTACTTCATTAGCTTTTTTTGCTTGCCCAACAATACCAACTGGACTACCAGATGGAATTAAGTCAGCACTAGTTAAACTAGCATATACTGTTACATTAAAGATTAAATTTTGTAAGAATGGATTTTCATTATCGTAAAAATTTAAGCTTAAGAATGTTTGTTTAAAGGCTTCGGTTTGAAACCTAATATCATCATCAGTAAAACCAATATTACCATACGTGGTACCACTAGCATTAAATGTTACCCCATAAATAACCCTATCTATTGGAATATCTGGGCCGCTTAGTTTTAAATCCAATGGTAAATATCTAACCCTCTCATAATCAATGATTGGGTTAATAGCCTTTTCTGTTTCAACGTCAACAAATACACGTTCAACCAATTCAGATTGGTCTATCATTTGATATTCCATATTGATTGGAATATTAATCGTTGTAGCAGTTGTACCAGTACTAATTGTACTGATATTTATCTTATAATTATTAACAAACATCGTTGGCTGAGTTGGTTGTAAATCTATCTGTTATTCTTTCACCGATTGGGTCTCTAGGGAATTTACCATAATATAAATCCCAATTATCAAATGGGTCCTGTCTTCTAACATAAAAACAATAATTATTATACATGTAATGACAATTATTTGTAAATGGATAATCTAATGGAGTTGTATCAGCTTGGTTATAACCAATATCCAATAAATCTCTCCAAAAATAACGACCATCACCCAAATCAACCGCATACTCTGGTATACCTACTGTATTCTGGTCACCTTGTTCAACATAGTTAGAGAATTGCCTTATAGTTATTTGATTATGAGGCTTATAAAAATAACCTTCTTGTCTTGGTCCTAATGAAATTGTTTCAGTGATTGCTGGTGTAATTGGTGACGTATTAGTATTCTCATTAGAAGTAATATATGTCATCGATGGTGATGTCTCTCGGTTTAACGTATTAAACCTATGTGAAACATCGGCTAGTTTAGTTTCTTTTACTTGAGCTATATTATACTCAACCAAATCACCATAAAACTCATTATTTGGATTGTTTATTGATACGTTATTCTCTAATGGTATATGTGATGGCCATGGTAAGTTATTTAATCCGTTATGAATCTTATTAATTACTGGTATATTAAGTAAAAATGTATCAGTTGGACTGGTATTTAATTTTGAATAGAATGGTGTTTCAATACCAGATGATACCCTAGAAAATAACCCATTGCTATTGGTTTTAATTACGGTTAAATATAACTCGCTTAGGGGTCTACCTAGATTATCCGTTAAATCCGTTACATCAATATCTTCATTAAATACAAATTGTGTTATTGTATCAGAATATATGTTCTGGCTAAATGCCGCACGATATATTTCATAATCATCAGTCTCAATAACTGGCGTATTTCTTGTTTTTATCTTTTTAAATTTTCTAAAATAGTACTGTGATTTAAAACCGTTAACTATCTTATTCATTCTAGATAAGTTTGATATGGTACCAGTTGGTGGTAGGTCAACAACGAAGGTGTATTCCTTCAAATCACCATTATCTAACCCTGTTCTAACCACTAAATGGTCACCGTCATAACCTGTCGTACCTGTAATTCTAACTGAATCACCAGCAACTAAATTATGTTGACATGTCATTGAAAATACTGTCATAACCCTAGTTGATACTATGGCTGGATTGGCTTCTAAAATTATCAGGCCACTAAACTTATTTACTGAGTCATAAACCATTGTATGACCACTGTCAATAGCGTATGGATATGTAATAGTTAATTCCCAATTCTTAACAGGGACCGTTGTAGTTTTGTTATATGGGTTAACATCGATTAAGAATGATAATCTTTCCCTTTTTGGCTCCATATCAAAAAAGTTACAAAACCCACGTTTAGATATATCTGGGTTATAATAACCAAACCAACCATCATTTTCCTTTAGGTTATCATTAACAACCGTAGGATAAATGGAGTCAGAAAATCTATATGTTCCGTTAGGGTTTTGATAGTTAAAACCCTTCCAAGTAAACTCATCAGCTTTAACTGTATCATCTAAATTAAACAACGCATTTGATATTGTTGAATTTATGGTGCCTAATATTCTATAGTATTTACTTCGTTGTCTTTCAACATCAAAACGTTCACTAACATCAACTACCTTATTGATAACGTCAGGCGGTAATAACCTTTGGCTATCATCTAAAGATACCTTTAGGTAAGTATCTCTATTGGTTGATTCCTTTGAAGTCTCAACACCCAATATTTGCTGTATCCTGTTAGTGCTCATTAGAAGATTATTATTGTATTACAACCCACGCTATCAAATAATGTTACTTGGTATTGTGTTTGTGATGAGAATGTTATTGGTGAAGTAAATGATGGTGGTGTGGTTGTAGGACCATATGTTACAGAATATGGTGGTGTTCCACCATTAGCCGAAATTCTATAGGCATTTCCAATAATAACCCCAGAACCCACTAACGGTGGCGTTGTTGGACCAACAATTGATGTTGATGTCTTAATATTACCCATTGAATCAGTTAATGTGCTTATATATGTGTCTGGTAAAAGACCAGTAAGATTAGCCGAAGTACTTATAAAACTTGTATAAGTTGTACCTGTTGTTTCTAGGTTATATGGTGGTTGTCCACCAGCATAAGTTAATAAAATTTTACCATCGGCAACATTTGAGCATGTAGCATCTGTAACCGCTGGTGTTAATATTAATGGAGATGGCCCAGTAATCGTTAATCCAGTAGTAACACAAGCTGGACTACTTGCTGAATCTTCTACGGTTACGGTATAACCCAATACATCAGCATCTAACCCAGTAAAGGTGTATGGTATTGATGGGCTAGCTATAGAATTTATTATAACACCTAAGCTATTTTGTAATTTAAATGTATATGGTGGAACACCACCATATACTGAAAATACTGTAATTTCACCATCATTTGAGGTATCAGTTGTTGCATTTTTACTAACACCAACGAAACAAGTTAATGGTAATACACCACCAACCGATACGATTTGTGTTGCTGGATAACCAAGTGAATCAATAACATTAATAGTATATACACCCTCACACAATCCACTTAATTCATAACCTAATGACGTATTACCACTAAAATTATAACCATTACTACTAGATACGGTATATGTATATGGTTCAATTCCACCAATTGGGGTAAAGCTAATTTTACCATCACATGGTAAAGTACCAATAGGCTGCGTTGATGCTGATGACGTTGCATCTATAACTATACCTACCTTTTGAATAGGAACACAAGTATTAAAAAACTTATCATTCATTTTATCTAATGCTGTCTTACCTGGAAATAATCCAAAATACATATAAAATGAATGCTTAGGTTGTGAATATTTATTATCGTTAGATGGGTTAAATCCCCTAAAGCTAGCATAAGCTTCGCCATTATCGATATTATTTACATTACTATAGGGTTGATTAATATTATTATTGTTATTAATATTAAAACTACTATTTATATTACTATTAATTGAATACGAATTTAACGATGTTGTACCACTATTTAAGATAATGTAACTATCCCTAAACTCCTTTCCAAAAGTATCATCAATATCTTTACTACCGAACACACCATCAGCAGCATCTGTTACATTATTTGTTATTGGGTCTAAGGTTGATTCATCGCCATCAACAAATACTTCACAGGCATGTCTAATATTTAAGCATTGTATTGAATTAACGTGTAGCCCAATACAGTCTATTTCAAAGAATAAACCTTTGTAGCCTGTACCAACCATGCCAGATTCTATTAATACTTCAGTGTTATTTGAGCGTGATTCAGTGTCAGCCGTTTCTGGTGGTAATTTATATGATGTCTCAACCAATAATGGTTGTAGCTTAGGGAAACCCTGCCAATCACAGTCAAAGACAGAACCCAAGCAAGTAATGTCAGTGGCGAATAGTTTTAAACTAGCATTATGATTTGTTGATGCGTAATATAATTCATCTTTATATTTTTTAACCAACCCCTCAGGAACCGTATTTGTTGGTCTAGCTTCATTTTGGCAGTTTGGTGAATTACAACTAAAACAAGTATCTAATAACATTTGGTTATGGCACGTGTTATCTGGTATACCATTATTATTACCATCTACACCACTATAATTAGGGTCATTTCTAAACTCACTACAATCATATTCGCAAAACTTTTCACTAGCTCTAAGTCTTTTTTTATACTTTAATAAAAATGTATATAATGAACCAGTTGTCCAGTCATTGTAGAAATCAAACTGATAAATATTTAACGCTTGGGCCATTTGAAAGGCTAAACAATCGGCTAATTTACCTTCAGTAGGTGGGTCTAGCAACTCGTTATAACCTAAAGAATTTTTCCTACAACCAGGTGCATAAGTTTGAGCGTCATCTGTCGGACATTGAACCGATATACATGCAATATAGTTTGGTTCATTAATACTAAAACCAAGCTTATTTAAAAATTTAATAATTCCTTTAAGTGCTCCTATTATAATATTTATTATTGGTATAACAACAATGTTAATAATACTTATTATTAAAGTTACTATTGTTATAATTAAACATATTATAAAAAATATTGGATTAGTTTGTGTGTTAATTCTATTAAATGGAAATGGGTTCTTATCACCGACACACGCATCAACATCTTTCATTCCAGCAAAGTTTCTAGTATTTTCATCACTACCAATTGCTTTTTGAAGCTGGTACCTTGGTATAAAGTTAGATACCGTATATATCTTATTCCAATAAAAATCCTTAAAGCTAGTTGATTTGGTTAATTCACTGAACTCGTAATCTATGTCATTTTTAGTTGGTGGATTATTTGGTACTAAATACTTAGCTCTAGTTCTAAGTCTTCCTTCACCACCATTCTCATCCATACCTATTCTAAATCTTACACTAGACCTAGTTGGTATACCAATATTAGGGTCATTAGACGGTATCAAATCACCAGCCTCATTCGTAACTACATAGTCAAGATTCATAGGCAATTGAAAGGCCCATGTACCATCATCGTCTATAACCCTACCACCATCTACTGAAAATTCCTCAACCTCACCATCTATCGTTTTACGAAGAATTTCTATTGTGCCTTGCCCTGCTACTTGTTCGCATAATTGCCCGAATTGCTTTCTTGGACGACAACGCTTATTAACACTATTTTTGCTCTGGTCACCATAAATACTACCCATAAAGATAGCTGCTGGTGCGATTGTATAATTCAAATCAATATCAATACGTGTGATACCAATTTCACAATTATCTACATCACCCCAAAACGGTTGTACGTTAACACCAACATTTGTTGATTTTATTTGAGTTAATTTATCTAAATTAGTATCGGCCTTGAATTTGGTTGAAGAATCAAACAAATTAGCTGGTGAGCCTTGGCGAATTAAATCATACGGTCTTTGTGATAATGGACCAATATCGGATAAATCCGCATCAACATGCAAGGTATAGGTACCTAGTGGTACACCAAATATCATAAAGTCACCAGCATAGTTAGTTGTAGTAGTGTACTTATAATATTTACAATAGATATCTAATACCGTAGCGTCATCTAAGACTTCACGCTTAGATGGAAGAGTGCCAACTGGTGTAAAGCATTCATTATCAGACTCAGCAACTTTTGGTAATAGGTTATACCTAACGCCATCACTATTTTTATCGGTAATTGTCTCATATGGATATAAGCCTCTAATTACCGAATTATTCTTATCATCATCATCTATCGGTATAAAAACACTAACCTTAGCGTTTGGTACACCAAAGCCGCTATTTACGATTACCCTACCAACAATAACTCCATAATCAGAACAAAATTTCCGATATGTTTCTTCTTGGGTCAGCTGTAAGGATAATATTTCAATGAAATCAAAGTCTTGGTCTAATTTTACTTTTAAATATTTATCCCCACCATTTGGTGTTGTTTTTATTCTTACTGAGTTTGACATTAATTATCTTTTTCTTCATCTGTTATATCTACCGCATCTAACATTACCACATCATCTTCAGTATATGAATTATATTCATCACCGACAAATATTTCATCATCATCATCGTCATTTTCTATATCTTTAAATTTTTTACCTATCTTAATAAGCAAGGGCATTATATCTACCGATTCATTTAATACTAGAGTCTTAAATATTAACCAAATTATATATACATTTAATATTGGTAACATTAATACAAACAATATAAAAGCTAACACCTTTAACGTATATTTGATTATCGTTTCACCTGTTGGTAACGAAGGGCCTTTATTGCCTTCAAGTACTTGGTCTATATTAACATTATTTTTACAATTACAACTCATATTATATTATATTTATTTTATTTATTTTACACGAACACGAATGTCAAGTGTCGGATATTTAATTTCAAACATACTTATAGGGTCACCAAACAGGGTATATTCCAGAGATGTGTCTATTTGCCTTGTTGTTGGGTCAATAAATGGTTGTGATATTTCATTTAAGCTATACAAACCAGCACCAACTTTATTATAAACCCTTAAGTCAATAACGTTTAATACACCACCAACATTATTAATGTTTTCTATTAATTGAGACAAGTAGATATTCTCACCCATTTGGAATTTATTAATATCCATGAATGATTGCACGTTGGTTATTATTTGTGTTGCTATTTGTGATTGTGGTGCTACCTTATCAATATACACATCAATATCAAACGCTAAGTTAATTATCTTGCCATTAGATACGCTAACGTAATCATTTAACATACGATAATCGGATAGGTATGTTGCTATATTACTTCTAAGTGTACTAGTAGATGTATTTGTTAATTTAGAGTTTGAATCTAGTCCTAGAATATAAATCTTAATCTTATTTTGTTCTTCAAATACGCCACAACGAAATGGTACACCAAATTGACCTGGCATGAGACCAATTCTAGTTTGATAATCCTTGATGGTAACTGCTCTATTTTGTGAAGAAAAATTATACCTAACAAAGTTACGTATTTCCTCAACGCTAGGTGCGTCTTTACCACCTAGTGCTGGAAATGCATTGTTAACAGTTAAAGATGCCTTAACAGCATTGTTTATTGTTTGATTTGGGCCAAATATATCCATCGAAACTAAACCAATTGAGGTTAAGACATTTGTACCTAAATTTGTATCGGCACCGCCACCCACTCTATACTTAACAAACATAGTCTCATTAGCGGTTAGTGTTTCACCTAACGATGTATTATTAATGAAGTCACCTATTTGATTAACCAATGCCTTGTCAGCACCAAAATCACATAGGCTACTGGTATCAACGCTACCACCACCAAATATTATCTTACAGAAACCTAAATCAGTGTATTCACGGATAAAGCGTTTGGTTGTTGTTATCCACTTACCTGACCTTATACCAGCATTATCTGATATTGTGTTATTATCCTCAATGAATACATCACTCTCAGCTAAAGCATCAACTTCAAACCATCTATTTTCTATGTTTGAGAATTGGTCTGGGGATGGGTCCTTGGTGTATGATGTGCCTTGTAATGTAATAATTGAATCAATTGATAATACGTTATCATCTGGTAATATTACTTCTAAAAATGGTCTAACATCTGTTGCTGTAATTATTCTCTTGAAGATTTTAGTAAATCCATTTAATACAACTTCTCGTTTAGTTAATGTATAGTTTACTATAACATTATTCGAATTAAAGTTTGGTATGATTAGTCTGTTAGGTATTCCACCAATAGTAAATGGACTTGAGAAGTCAATATCATATGTTGTTTCAAATACCTTTCCACCACCAGTTGCCTGTGCACCAGCTTTAATTATTGGGGCATATGAAATATCAAATGTACCTCCATTTGGTGGTACTGTCACCGAAAAATCAACTAGCGTGATGCTTGGTCTTTTAGCTGGAATCTTTAATCCAAAAGTCCTTGCCATAGATAACACAGACTTACGTTCTTGAGCATAATCAATTTGCGTTTCTTGGAACATCCTATCGGTATTAAACGATAACATATCACCAACAGCAGCATTTAATTCAAGTAGCATCATACCAACAGATGCATCGTTATAATCATTAAATATTGATGGGTAATATTGTCTTACCAGCTCAATTAAATCACTTCTAATTTCTGCGAAGTTACGTGAAGAATAATTAATACCTTGATTTGCCATTGTTTTTACTATAAATATAGAGTTTAATAAAAATTACTAAATAGTTTATTTTTATTAACTTAGATGTTTATTATAACGAAGTCCGTTGTTTCAAAAACATCATCCGTTATTGTGTAATCCAAACGAACTACAGCAGCATATTCACTCTCATCTGTACCATCAACGGTTATTTCGTTTATTTGTAAATTTGGTAGGTATTTTTTAACCACTGTAGTTATTTCTTCTGATATCTTGGAAAGAGTTAACGAATCATTTGGTTCGAAGATGTAACGTAATAAATCGGTACCAAAATCTGGGTTATAAAGCCTCTGCCCTTTTCTAGTTAAAATCAAATGAAGCAAATCTGCCTTTATAGCATTTTGGTCATCAGAATTCAAATCCAAGAAAAAACCCTTATTGCTATCCTTAAAGGGGTAATTTATATTTATATATCTACTTGCCATCTTCTTTTATTGATAAATATAATAAGTTAAGATTTTAATAAGTAAATCACAAAATAAAAAAGGCCCTAGTTAGGGCCTCTTATATTTAATGTTAAAATTAATCTTCTTAAGCTGAACAACCAAAGCACTCAAACTGAGAATCTTTTGGTTTATTAACCACTACTTCTGACACACTTAGTTTAGAATTCGCTTCCAATTTAGACTTGGTTCTGGTATAATATACACCAGTCTTTAAACCACCTTTCCAAGCGTACATCAAAGCACTAGCTATCTTACCATACTTTGCATCCATATGGTATACATTTAATGATTGTGATTGGTCGACAAATTTATTTCTAATTATTGATAGGTCTAATAATACCCTTTGTGGTATTTCCCAAACATCCTTGTATCTAATTCTAATATCTTCTGGTATCTCAATGATATTTTGAACACTACCCTTGTTTCTAATCACTTTATCTATCATATTTGTATCCCATAGATTATTTTGAACCAGTTCATTAACTAGATATTTGTTAATTACTAAAAACTCACCTTGACCAACACGCCTAGTGAAAAGGTTAGATGTCACAGGCTCAAATGATTCAAAAACACCTAATAATATAGCAGAAGATGCTGTTGGCATAAGGGCGATTAATAAGCTATTATACATGGGTATTGGTTCACCAATTGGTTTCGGAGACCACCCTTCGATATATGTTTCTCCTTTTGAATATGGACTACCTTCCCAAGCTGGATAGTTTTCACCTAATTCTTCAGCTAACTTCATTGATTCGTCAACAGCAGCCTTATACATTGTTTCAAATATATCAGCATTCCATTTCTTGGCTTCATCACTTTCAAACGCTATCTTTTTCTTGGCAAAAAAGTCAGCTAATCCAGCAACACCAATAGCCAAAGCACGTTGGTCAATACCAGCCGATTTACTCCACTCATCACTCCACTTGTTTGTATCAATTACACGATTTAAGGCTCGTACAAGAACCCTAGTGGTTTTTTCGATAGTATCTAAGCTAGAATGTTCAGCTAAGTTTACTGATGCTAATGTGCATTGTGGTGTATATTGGGGTTTGGAAGCTTGGAAAATTTCGCAATTATGTACTAATACATTATTAGCATAAAAATTATTAGTATTTTCCACTTGGATGTCATATACATCCATTCTTTTTTCTAGTTTGTTAATCTTAATCATAATTTGTATTTTTAACTGTTAATATATTCAAATTTAAATCCTTTGTATGTCTTATTTCTACCCTTACACACCGCTAAAACAGATGTTATTTTTCCATTCATAAATTCAGCGGCAGATTTTAACGAATCAAAAATTAATTCATTACCTTCTTTATCTATTCTCTTTAATTTCCTCCGATTATTACCAATTTTAACATCAAAGTTATAATCTTCATTTTCCCACCTAAAAATATGTTCAAATGAATTATTTGTTTTACATTTTCTTCTGATAACGCCTTGATGAAAGCCAGTAAAATTACTAGCTTCAAATACATTATTAAATATAATTTCTTGTTCGGATTCAACACTTTCCTTATAATACACTAGTTTAGTAATCCTCACAATACCGTTTTTAGTTGTTTTAAACCCTCTAGGTGAATCATCAATAGGTTTTTTATAATCTAACCGTTTAGATTTAGTGTAAACTAATTCAGTATCAATATATTTAAAAAAATAACCCTTATAACTACCACCATATTTAATACATCTATAAATTAAAGATTTAGTTTTAAATCCATATTTATTAAGTATCTCGTTAATATTTAAAATATCTATTTCTACTAATGTTTTAGAATCAATCATAACAATTAAATGTTTAACTCTAGATTTAAAATTTTCTTTCATATTATCTATCCGTTCTTTAGTAAATTTTTTGCCTTTATTCCAATGAACATTGTTAATCTTAGCTAAATATGATGGGTTATTTTCTATCGACCTACCATACATAGGGTTTTTTCTACCTTTAGAGTTTTCACTATGTTTCTTTCTTATTTCTTCTTTTTTAGGGTTATTAGTAAAAGTGTCACCACCAGTGCCACCTATAACAATATTAGTTAATAAACCATCTTCAGTAAATCGACCATAATGTTCAATTAATTCCTTTTCGACTTTAAACGCTTCATCTTCATTATCGGTCTCAAATATAATTTTAAAATTAGGTTTAAACCCTAAATCAATTAATTTTTTAATTGTATTAGTTTTATATGGGTTAATTTTACTACTGTGATTGTTTTTTAATGCATCAGTATAGTGTGTTAAATGTCGTTTTCTTTTATTTTTAGCGTTATAATCACCCTTACCAATATAGAAAGGTTTATAGTTTATTTCAGAGTAATTATTACTATAATCACCCATTACTCTATCGTCTAATAAAATGTAAATATAATATCTCATATTAATAAATATGCAGTACATGGTATAAAGTACACAACATGCTGCATATTTATTAATTAAAGTTAGTATCTAATTCATCATCTTCAAGTAAATCACAAGCCATAACATAACCTCTATTTACGGTATAGATTTGATGGTCTGGTGTACAAACTATTTTAATACCTTTTTCTTCATCAACTACTTCAATTACTTCAGCGTTTTCTTTAGTTTTAATTGCACCTAATATTGGTTGAAAAGTATTATCTTGACTCAGTACAAATAAGTTCTTATCATTTTCAAATCTATCGGTAATATCCCCCAAGGTTACCTTTTCAATACCCCCATTTTCGTTAATTATAGTTATAATAGTTTCACCATCCAAACAACATAAATTTGATTGTTTTATCGGACCAATATTACTTTGCATATTACGCTTATTAGCGTTATCTTTAAACATAACATATGGTCGACCACTTTCCACCTGAGACTTTATTATTGAATCAAAGATATCTTTAGGGTTAACTTTTTTACCTAATCCTAAATCAACCGCTTTTTGGTATTCTTCATCAAATTCGGAACCCCATAGGTCATAAAGTGGTTTTAAGCCAGCTTTTTTTAAGTCATTAGGGCAAAATAAATACCAAGCTTCATTATTCTCCAATTTCTTCATGAAAAGGTCATTTATAATAACCGATGTGAATAAATCACGACTTCTCATTTGCTCATCACCAATGGGTAATGTTAAGTTAAGGAAATCAAAGATATCCCTATGCCATAGAGATAGATATAAAGCACAACTACCAGAACGAGAACCTTGCTTATAAAATCGCATCTTGCTCTGAACCATATCGGCTAACCTAACTACACCACCAGCGTTGCCTTGGAACGATTCTACGATACTCTCTTTGCTTCGTAATGGGTCAATCAATAGTCCAATGCCAGAACCCTCCTTAGAGGCCGCAGAAATCTTTGTAAGCGTGTTTTCAATTCCTTCAAATGAATCATCTTCTAAGTGTGTAAGATTACAACTAATCATACCACCTCTTTTATCGATACCAGCGTTTGTATATGTTGGTGTTGCAAAGTTACCTCTTTTATTGGTTAATTCTTCCAATAATGCAGACTTAGACTTATCATCGTCACCAAATAAATGATTTGCAACCCTTAGATACATACAAGAAGGTAATTCAATTGGGGTTTTCTTATCATCCCTCATTGAATACTTGCTTAAGAATGTAGTTGCGGCAAAAAAATCATATGTTAAGTCAACTGGTTGTAATTCCTTATTAATTAACTTAGATTGACGGCTTAATAAAATACGGCCACCTAATAAAGAATAATCTGGGTGTTGTATTATCTTATCAGCCGATTTAAACGCTATTATTTCATCAATTTCCGTTGTTGTGATATTATCACTAATCAATGGTATTACTTCTTGAAATAAAAGGTCGCTATCAACCAGTAATCCAGCAGCTTGTGTCTTGATTCTCGTAAGAATCTTATTAGGCATAAATGCCTGTGATGTTTTATCTCTCTTTAAAATTCGCATAGTTATATTTGTTTAAAAATCTTGTTCAAAAATACCCTCAGTACTTGTTGGTATGTCAACCCTAGTATATTCACCTTCTCTTTTCTCAAAGAAGTTATTCTTAGCTGATAAACCAATTCTAGACATATAGTCTAATGGGTTTGTAACCATAAATTCTCTTTCACAACCGAAGTCATTAAGAACAATATCAGTAACATATTGTACGTACTTAACCATATCATTTTTTGTTAAGCCTTGTAGTCCGTCTGGCATACTATTTTCAACAAAGACCTTCTCAACCTCATAACAACCCAATATAATATTTCGCAATTCATCCTTGGATAATTTATACTCATCTTTTAAATAATTGTTGTATAAATATAAAGCAAATTCATAGTGAGCTGTTTCATCACGTAAAATCAATTCATTCATGGCTGCAAGACCTGGCATTTTATTTCTACTTCTAAACCAGAAAACTCCAGAAAAAACGCTAGAAAAAGCTATACCCTCAACACAAGCAAACGCAACCAATCTATGTGAAAAAGACGGGTGTTGTATCCAAGTCTCAGCCCATTCAGCCTTTGTTGCAACAGCAACGTTGGTATCCATTGAATGGAAAAGTTCATCTCTTTCTGCTAGATTTTGTATAAACGTTTCAATCAATAAAGAATAACCATTTGCATGTACTTGTTCGATAAACGTTTGGTGACCATAAAAATACTGTGCCTCTAGTATTTCAACTTCACGTAAGAAATTTGTAGCTAGATTATCAATGACCAATCCATCAGATACCGCAAAAAATGCTAGTATATTCTTTAGGTATTGCTTCTCATTATCTTTTAGCTCATCATATTTATCCTTTGATAAATCAGTTTCTTCAGCAACCCAAGTCTGGGATTCCGCACCTTTATATTTTTGCCATAAATCATTGTGAATGATTGGAAATATAACATATCTCTTCTTTAATGCTTTGTCTTTTAAATACATTTTTTACTATTATTTTAATTACCGTTATTTAATGCTTCTCTTCTAAGTCTAGTTGCGTTCAACAAATCATTTACCCTTTGTTGGTTATTAACCTCAACATCTTTTCTGTGCTCCACTTGTGTTCTTCCACTCTTAAATTCATTATTCTCAATTTGAATTGTTGAGTTATTAAATATAACATCCTCAAATATTAATCCATCCTTTCCAAATCTAGACTTTAATATTGCCATTGTTGCCGTACCGTCTTCCTTTTGGTCTAGTGACTTAGCAATGGACACGATAAAGTGGCCTATCTGTCCCTTTTTGATTGAACCACCCATTTGGTCAGATTCAACAACCGTAGCTTTAATACTTGAGCGATTTCCTTGTACAGCGGTCCAACCAGCAAGATTTAATTCATCCAACATTGATTCAAATTCACGCATAACGCTACCCTCACCAATATTAGCATCATCATACCTTCTTGAAGGTGTCACACAATCAATATAATCTAATAAAATTATGTCAGGTCTAAAGCCTTCAGATATTTGTTTTCGTATATACTGGCGTATCATAGGTATTGTTGTACCAGCACTTGGAAATTTCTTTAGTTTAAGTGAACCTTTAGCGTTATTATTTTTTTCGTTTTTTAGATTAATTATATCATCAGTATGTAATGATAAATCATTTAAATCAATACCTGTCCAACAAGATAAGTGCTTACGCTGAATAACCTTTGGATTATCTTCAAAAAATATTTGTATAACATTATAACCATCATTCATAGCTGTATTAGCTATCTTAGTTATCATTGTGGTTTTGCCGACCCCGAATGGCGCTAAGATTAGAGCTAACTCACCCTTAGATAGACCACCATTCATTACCTCATCTAAAAAACTAATACCAGTTCTTATTGGTTGACGAAAATCATCTGATAATATTGATTCAATATTATCGAGAACATTGATAGTATCATCTTGATTATCACCATGTTCTAACGCCTTACGTAGTATTGATTCACATTCATCATAACTCTCAAAATCACCCTTGTCAATTATTACTTGAATGGACTTTATTGATTTCTTTAACTCCTGTTGCTTACAGAACTTCATTGCAATATCTTGAACCTTTAAGGTATCATGTAAACTGATATTCTTAATCTTGTTTAATTGAGATAAGGCATATTTTTGTTGAATATCGTCTTTAATATCGCCCAATAATCTAAACTCAATACTACCCATATCAGGTATAATATCATCTTGTACCTTAGCATCTTTAATTGTTGCAACTATAACCCTTAAGTATGGGTCTGCAAAATAATTTGGGTCAACAATTTCAATTATAGTCTCAGCAAACCTATTATCTGTTAATAATTGAGCAACAAATCTCATTTGGTAATCTAACCCTAAAAACCCTAAATTATCCCTATCTATTTTTGCCATAAAATTCTTCCATGTTAATTAAATTGTCGTTATTATAAATATATAAAAGTATGGCTTAGGCCATACTTTTGGTATATTTATTTCGACTAAGATACAATCTTATTTCAGCCATAATAGCTGGAATAATCTCTTTAATATCGACAGCATATCTAACCTTGGTTGGAAAATTATTACCATTAAATGTTTGAAAACCAACACTTTGTTTGTCAATTTTTATCTCAAACTGAAAATTATCAAGCTTTTCAAAGTTATCTTTATATGGTTGTTCGAACGGTTCACCATATGGATTATACATAGACCATAAGTATTCTTTGCTTTTCTTCTTAAGGTAGTTTGGTATGATACCCATAGTACCAAAATCACCATTATCCATACCGCAAATAGCATCCATTAATTCGGCCATTTCAGTAGAATTAATAGACTTATCGTTAAAATCTCGTATATCAAAATACCTCTGGCAGATGATATGGTTATTAATGTAAAGGATGAACTCAAATCTTTGCTCAACAAATTTTCTTGGTTCTGATGTTTTAGCTGTTAATGTTGCCATGTTTTAGTTTTTTTTTTAAGTTAATTATTAAATGTTATTTTCTCTTTCAATTAGTTTCTTAAATGGTATTAAAAATTCGGCATATCTAGCTTCACCAAATACCCTATCTAGACCATCTCGTTTCATCATCTTAAGGACATTCTTAAGGTCCCTACCAGAATCATTTAGAGTACCATCTATTAAGGTTTCCAATTCCTCTATCCCATTATCTGTTAACATGGGTCTAGTTAAATTTACGAGCCTTTCATTTATCTCATAAATATTTTCTTTCTGTACCCCATCGGTAATCTTATTGATGATATTGTCTAGTACCTTAAGTGGTTTCTTTTTAAGAATTAATCTTTCTGTTTGTTGTTGCTTAGCTAATTCTATTACCTCATCAATAGTTAATACTCGTTCCTTTATCTCTGGAAATAATTTAATTAGCGTATCTTCACCTAAGCCCTTGATACCTTTGATGCTATCACTTCGGTCACCGACCATGGTTTTAAGTAAGACTGAATTTCCCTTATGATGGGTAAAATGTGTTGAAAAATTGTTTGAATCTACGTAGACTTTTAAATCTAAGAAATAAATGCGTATATCATCAGATATCAGCTGTAGAAAGTCTCTATCTGACGATGCAATTGTAATCTTTTCGTTAATATCACGGTTTAGACAATAATGAGCAATAAAATCATCGCTTTCAATGACCTCATCTTTTAGTTGTCTGATATATAAATCATTTAAGTATTCCCAAACCAATTTGCGTTGGTTTAACTCGCTAAGGTCATCTGGTTGTGTACCATTCACGAAATCTTTACCTCGGTCACTCTTATATGGTTCATATATCTCATACCTAAGCTTACCACTAAAGTTACCATCCCAAAAGACATATACCCTATGGTATAAGTCTTCGGTTAATATCTTGCGTAGTATAACAAGGAATGATGATAAACCACCTATGTGTTGACCATTATGGTTGTATTCGTTTTTAGCACCAAAATATCCTAACTTAAATAAGGAATTTCCGTCTACCAATAATGTATTTTGTATTTTTAATCTAGGTACACCATTACGTGGTGGTCTTTTGTTCACATTTACTTTTTTAGTTAGTTAAAAAATAACTTACACACTATCACCTTCCATTTGCCCTTCTTCTTCACCGAACTCAATCTTAGTATCGTAGCTCACGTTTAAAGCATCATGGATGAATTTTCTATTTGTTGTTTTATATGCATCTAACTCATCTGGATTAACATACCCATGTGGAGTTGATGCAATAACACCATTTCTTTCAATACCAGTAACATGGTTTTTCTCAGCTCTAATCTTAGCTTCGGTACCGTATTGGAAGTCTTGGCCTAGAGCCTTAGCTGTCAATTTTTTAGTACCATGTGTTAAGATACCACCCAAGTGAACAATTAGTCTAGAATTAAAGAACATAAATTCGCCACCTTTATGTTTAATAACTGTACCATTCATGCTATCCAGCCAAATCTTTTGAACACAAATAAATGTATTTGTAAACGGACTGTCTTCAGCTCTACTTGACGGAATCTTGAAGTTAACAATCCCTTGAAAAGCACCCATAGCACCAGCGTTCCACATATTGTTACTTGAATTGGAACAAGCTGATTTGTAACAATTAAGGGTACCAATTGAATCCCAAAGGAAGCATAGGTTCATATTGAACAGGCCCTGCTCTTGTTTTTTAATCATTTCCGAAATAAATAACGCCACATCCTCAATTACTGGTTCACCTCTTGTTGGCTTTGATTTCATCTCACTGCTTTGGTGGTCATAATTCTTATATTTATTATACAAGTCACGACTTCTTACTAACATGAAGCCATCTGGTTTTTCTGTTATCTCACCAGTTTCCTCATTAACAACCTCAATGAACTTAACACCAACCAATTTGGCATGTTCAGTATTCCAATTACCCTCAGTCTCAATTACTACTGCAAAATCACCTACCTTCTGACAACCAACAATGGCCTCATAAAAAGCTGTTGACTTACCCGTGTTCGAATAACCTCTTACAAGGCTAACATAACCTCGTGGAAAACCAGGTAGTTTTATTGCATCGTGCCAAGCTTTTGAAAGCGGAATCCAAGATAATTCTTTGTCTTTTGGTTCTGAGTTTAATCCTTCTGATTCTAAGAATCCATCTAAATCGAAAGGTACTTTATTAATCGGTGGTTTACCACCATTTACAGTTTTACTAGGTAATTTTGCCATTTTAAAGCATTAAAAAGATATCGTTATTTTAGGACAAAAAAGGGTGATTCCTCACCCAATTTTGACATTAATTTTTATGGATTTACTTCCATTTTAGAATGGCAAGTCGTCTGATTCATCATCACCATCACCATGATTTTCAGCTGGTACGGAAGCCGCTAAGATACTGGATTTAACGTTCTCAACACCCAGTGTTAACTCAGTATCAAGGTTTTCAGTTTCAGTTTTTTCAGCTACGCTTGTTTTATCAACAAATGTCTTAGCATCCTTATCCCAAACTGGAACACCACCCTTAACGATAATCTCCAAATAGTCGTAAGTCTTAACTGAGTACACATCTTCCCAAGTTCTTGTGTCAGCTAACCAAGTTTGAGCCAAAGCAGCATCTTCACTTAGTGGTGATGGGTCTAAAGATACCACTGATGTAACAGTTGGGTTACCTTTCTGATTTCTATTAATCGTTATGATTAAATCACGACCAGTTTCTGGATGTGTAATATCTTTTTTCAAAGCCTTTACCATACCTAAAATCTTGTCAATTACACCATTTTTAGTATAATCATGGTTAAACCTCCAAAACTTAACACCTTCAGATTCTTTATCCCTGTCGATAATCTTAACAACGTATACTTGTTTAGCTGAATACTTTTTAGCTAGTTCTTTATCGGCCTCGTTACCTGTAGATAACAATACTTCACGTGCCTCACAAAATGGACATGCTTCGCCTTTCTCATGCTTAAGACATGCGTATTTTGTTGACTTATTATCAATATAAGTCGTATGCACATGCATTGGTGAGAATGGCGTTCCAGATGGATTTGGTAAAATCCTAATTGTTCTAGTTGCCGAATCAACACCTACTGGTAGGTATGTGCTGAAATAATTCTTTAAATCATAAACCTTATCTTTCTTCTCATATCGAGGTTTATTATTTTGTTCGTACTGTTCTAGCATCGCTACTAGAGGATTAATTTGTTCACTCATTTTCTTACGTTTTTTCTTAGTTTATGTTTGTTATTTATTCTCTTTTCTTGTTACAAATATACTAAATATTTGGAGAAAGTCAAGTAGTTTTTTAGTACTTATCTAGCTTTCAAAAACAAAGATACTAAGATTTTTGCCAACACACAAGTTAAAATTGAAAAAAGTTTTAAAAAAGATAAAGCCCCGATTTCGGGGCCTTATTTTTAATATTCTTCTTCTTCGTAATCATTTAAGTTTTCCTCATCGTAGGATTTTGGTGAAAAGGATTTTTGAATCGTTGCGTCATTATAACCAACATTGACATCATCCTTTGTTAGTATATACTCTTTAGGTTTTTTTTCTGTATCCATAACATCATACGCACCTTCTTTTTCTGACCAATAATCACCCAATTTTTGGTTAAATGGTGCAGAACTTAAAGACCTCATCTCCAATTTTTCAACTGGTGTTGGATTACGCTTAATAAATTCTCGCTCAAGACCATCAATCTTATCGTTTAACTTCGACATAGATGCTACTCTAGCTTCTAAATTAGTTAATTTTTGTAGTAATTCTTCACTTTTTTTATTTGCCGCATCAGCAGAATCTTTTGCCTCTTGCGAACCCTTAACAAGTGATGTTACGTCAACTTCTACATCCTCAGATGAAGGTTCTGGGGTCATATCTGGTTCTGGCGCTTGTGCTGGTTCTGGCATATCTGTCATATTTTCTTCTGAACCATCACTCGGTGTATCAACACCTAATTGATTGGCTACATCCGCAGCACCAGCATCGGCAGCGTCATCTACTGGTTTAAACTCATCATTTTGAGCATCACCATCTTCTTCAGAAATAGATGAACCTAGAATAATATCCTTATACTCAGGTGCTTCTTTTTTCTCTTGGTAGAAATCATATTCACACAAAAGCCTAAACTTCTTTAATTCCTCATTTAGTAATTCTGGCTTAAATTTAGTTTTTTTCATTAGTATAGTAGTTGTCTTCCGTCTTCAGTTATTATCTTTTTGTTGATGCGCTCAACAATACTCTTATCGCCTTTAATGATACAAACACCTGAACTACAATCCATATCGTTTGTTTTACCGTTTTCTAACATTGCATCTAGAGCTTTGTCTAAGTCAGCTGATTTATTTACATCTAAGTTTGTTTGTTTATTTCCCATAAATTAATGTTTAACTAGTCGTTATCTTATTATAAATATCTTATAATAACAAAAAAACCCATTAATATCTAAGCATTTCTTAATGAAAATAAATAAGGTATGTATTTAGACACATTTGAAAATATTTGAAAATCATGCTTTAAATCGGTAACCTTATCATCAGTTAATAATATATCACAACTTAGTCTTATCTTGGTCATTATCTTATCAACATCAAGTCCAATAAATTCTAATAGCTTTAAATCAATACCAAAGACATATTCATGCCCATAGATGTATACCATCGAGCCACTTAAATAAGCAATCTTATTATTGATATTTAATATCTTCCTAATAATCTTTACTAGGGTTTTTGGCTTGTATTGTATTGGGTCAACAAAGATGTAAGATAATTTATTTAATAAATCACCATATACCTTCAGTATAAACCAATTTAAGTCTTCAGAATGCTTATCACGCTTTTCTGTCCTCTTAAAGGTCCAATATACATTATCAGATATTAATATCTCCCCAATGTCAAAATTAGGATAGTGTTTATTAACATAGTCGTAACCAATGACTAGTGTCGGTAATCCAACTATAATATCGTCAATAGATGACACCACATTAAACTCTTGTGGTGCAGATATTTTATCTACCGAAACTATATTTCCAATCTTCATCTTACAAAGATACGATTATTAAACTGGTTTAGCAAATATTTGCGATTCTATTTTTCGTCTTTTTATTAAACCATTTAAGACTTTACCCTCAGATGTTATTGGACCCTCCCCAATTAGTTTTGCAGCAAGTATATAGTCTTCTTTCTTTACTGCATCTGATATACCTCTATCTATTAGTCTTTTTGGTCCACCATTGTATGCATAAGAAATTAAGCTAGCTTTTTGATTATCATTTAATAATGTCCATTCATTATTACCAATATTTGAAATTACTATCGGAGCAAATCTCTCCTCTATATCATAAGATAAGGACCAAGTAGCTTGTTCAAGGGTAAATGTTGTACCTTGTAAGACATCAACTGGTGTTGCACCTAAACTTTCCACTATTCTATCTGTGCCGTAGCCACCTCTATAATTACCAGCATCTAAGATTGCAACACTTGAAAAACCCTCAAACGTCTTTATTATTGTTGTAGCTCTACTAACCCAATCATCACTTAGGTCTTTGACCATCTCTAATTGCGATTTATCTGGTAATATATTTGGGTAAGCTGCTGATGTTATTTCACCAGTACCATCAGATTTATTAACATACTTATCATCACAATTTATATAAACAGCTTCTTTTCCATCTAATCCAATCGGATTTAAAATATCCCCAAATATACCAAGTGTATCAGTATTTATAGTAATTGACGTAGGCTTACCTTTATATGTTGGGTTTTTTCTAATAAAACAAGGAGCCGATTTACCATGATATTCAAAATGCCAAAATTCTTCAGTACCATTACCGTCTCTTAATGGCGCTGGTATTAACCAACCATACTTATAACTATTTTCAATCAACCAAACCAATGATTCATTTACATTAAAATTAAAACCTTCTTCTACGTTTGGTTTATTATTTTCCAATTTATAATTTCGTATTATGTCACCATTTTTTTTGTAAAATTGAAAGTCAACAGCAACACCCCATCCATGCATAGATGTACCTGGTAAAGCTGCCGCCCCTTTTGGTTTTGATTTATATAGATTTTCTTGGACTTCAATAGTCCTAAACATACTGGTAATTCCAGCATATGTACCATTCTCACCAACGAAACCATTATCTTTCATCCACGTTAACCAAGCAGTTAACATAGTATTTAACGAAGTAGCTGCTTGTGGTATCAGTAGCTTAGAGTTAGCTGTATTATCAATACCTTTTGGTATTTCTGGTTTAACAAGTTTATTTGCATCAATTACGTTATCAAAATAACCATTAAAAGCACCAGTTTCAATTAATGTTACTACTATTGGTGCGAAAGTACCGTTAACTCTAGGTGCTAGAGTCGTTAAGTTATTACTTAACGTTGAATCACCAGCCTTAATTGTTTCTAGGAATGACATATAAAAATCGGATGTTGTGAATATTGGTGATTTTGTTGCTTTTATTCTAACG